ATTCGTGCAACAAAAAAGCTTTCAAAAGCGGATGCACAATACTATACGATTAATGATGCATTGAAATTGGGTTTTGAAATTAAGCATGTTACTCGAATTATCGAACTTTCAAAAGAAGAAGCATATGGTGCTTTTGATATGGAGAGAAAAACGCCTGTATTTGAGCCTAGATATAAGAGATAAAACGATGCCGGACATTATCGAAGAAAAAGTAAAGAAACGCAATATCAGTGCAAAGAAACCTATGTTTGTTGATACAAGGAAGAATTATTTAACTGAAAGGAGGACCGTCTGAAGACGGTGGCGAATTTCTCCTTGGGTTCTTAAGCCGGGGTATCCTTCGCCTAAATTTTGATGAAAAAGAAATTTTGGGAATATATTTTAGAAAATTTTACAATCGATAATAATGGCAGGAAAATAATCTACAATATTATTGATTGGGTATGGATGCAATCAATGGATAAAGAAGATTCAGTTAATACTTTGGATTTTCTCTTAGATGGAATAGGGATTAAAAAAGAAGAGATCGAACAGTTCATTGACTGGAATTAAAACAACAGAAGGTTGGAGGAAAAATAATATGTTCACTAAGAAAAAAGTATTTGCGTGAAAATATCAAACGATGACTTTAAAAGGCTCATATCGGAAAGGATATGGGCTTTTTTTTGTGGGATAAAAATGGAATATTCCATCGTGTATATATAATTGATGTTTATTATGTAGAGGTACGGTTGTATGAAATAAAAAAGATATGTGGAAAAGAGCTGGTATATTCAGCTTTTTTTATGTATCAAAAAAGTTATACAGAAAAATAAAGTGATTTGAAATTCTATCATATTAGTAGTAAGAAAGTCGGTGCGAATTGAAAGCAATGCAAAAATCCCGGAAGACTCGCACTAGAAAAATTAGAAATATTGTTTTTTGATTTTTACAAAAAAAGATATAAAAAATAATCATTATGCTTTTTTGTGAAAAATCTCTAATAATAAAATAGCGGAATTCCAAATGCTTTTGTGCTATTTCGCTATCGCATCCTCCATGGATGCGTGGATTAAAACTGCTCTTCCAGATTATTTCTTTTTGTTGTCATGTTATCGCGTCCTATCTGGATGCACGGATTAAAAAAGTGGGATGACGGACTTGAAAAGATAATAGTCGTACCCTACTACATGGGTACGTGGATTAAAAAGTTGAAAGGAAAAATCGAAAATTTTAACATTCCGTTGTCTGTAGCTAAATGCTTTCTAAAAATTTTTTCCACAGAAAACGGGTCGTATTAATTAATATATCATACTTTCTATAGAAGAAAATTTTTGATTCTTATTATTTTTATGGAAAGGAG